ATTGACCAAACGATAATAAATAATGCTGCATTAGTGGCCGACCCCTGTGTTAGGATACAAGAAGAGACTTTGAAGAGAGAATATAAAATTACTATGCAACTGAGTGTTGGATTAAACGCTCAGCAAGTTGTTCCATATCACTACATAACTGAATTCGAGGACCTATGTACATAGGAGAGATAAAACATGGCAGCACACACAAAACTACACTCCTCTGAACATCAGTACGGTGGCGATGACGATGCCCACTCATACATCGACCACGGCTATATTCAGGGGTTGGATAGCGATGACCACACACAGTATGCTTTGCTTGCAGGGCGTTCTGGCGGTCAGTCGATTGTCGGTGGAACTGGAGCTGGAGAAGACCTTGTGTTAGATAGCACATCTCACGGAACGAAAGGCGATATAGCTGTGAAGAATGCTTCCGACCTGGTTGTGTATTCAGATGACCTTTCCACTGAAAAGGCGCGAATTGATGGTGCAACAGGAAACATCACTACGGCAGGTACTGTAGATGGTGTTGATGTTGCCCTGTTGAAATCGGACTTCGATACCCACGATGGTGCAAACGCGAAGACAGCACACACAGGTGGATTAGGAGACCATACACATCAGTCTGCTGGAGCGGAAGGAGGAAAGGTAGACCATGGGTTGGCTCTAGATGGTCTCAGTGATGATGACCATACTCAGTACGCCCTGTTGGCTGGTCGTGCTGGAGGACAGATAATCTATGGTGGTACCGGGGATGGCGATGACCTGACGTTGTATTCAACAAGTCATGTAAACAAAGGTCAAATTCTTGTGAAAGACCCACTGGATATGAACAGCAAGAACATCACTGGATTGGCAGACCCTTCTAATGCACAGGATGCAGCTACGAAGTCTTATGTGGACAGTCTTTCTCAGGGACTTGATTGGCAGGAAAGCGTTCTTGACAAAGACCTGACACAGGCACCTGGTGGTCCGACTACTGGCGATAGATACATCATTCATAGAAAAGCCAGTGCCAACATATCTGCAGTTAATCAGGGAACTAAGAAGCTCACTATTGAAGGTGACCAATCTGCAAACATATCTGCAGGTGATACTATCTTAGTGCACAACTCTACCGGAAATGATGGTTACTACTCTGTTGTGTCAGTCACCGTTGTTGGTGGACCATCCACAGAGATAGTTGTGAATGAAGCTATCCCTGATGCAACAGCTGATGGTAAGGTGTGGTGGACTGGTTCTGCTGGTGGTTCTACGTGGGCTGTAATAGGACCTGAGAAGATTGCTGAGTATAATGGAGCTTCTTGGGTTGGCACCACACCAAACGAAGGAATGGCTACCTGGGTGGAGGACGAGAATTCACTGTATGTGTACAATGGAACACCTGGTGTTGGAGATTGGGTTCAGTTTGGTAGTACAGTGAACCACAATACGTTGAGTGGACTTCAGGGTGGTACGTCTAACCAGTATTACCACTTGACAAGCGCCCAGCAGTCTGGTTTGACGGGTGGTGGGGACATTGGAACTACCTACCACAACCACGATGGTATATACTACAGGGAGACCGAGTTCACTGCAACTGATGCAGATGCTGAAAAACCAGTGAAAACACTTGCAGCCGGACACCTGGACCATACTCTAATTAAGGAGATATACCACACGAGTAAGGGTGCTGGTGACCCAAGTGCAGGTTTGTCTGAGGGACAGGCTTGTATCTGGTATCAGACATCTACCTCCTGTTGGCTCGTCTTCAAGACGGATACTAGCGGAGTCAAAGTAGAGATGACGGTCTAGGACAACTAGGCCTTCCCCCCTGAGGAGGGGCTTGCAACCCCTCCTTTTTTAATTTATTGGAGGAAAGTCAGATGGTTCATCAAGACCAACATGGATTAACTTCTGAAGACCATCCTGACGTGGAAATATCATCATTATCTGATGCTCAATTACTTCAGTATGAACAAGCGAGTGGTAAATGGAAAAATAAGGATGTAGCACCAACTGGTCATACGGAGTTTGGAACTGATGCTCCCTTTAATCTGCAGAGACATGACCTGTATGCAACCTACTACTGTTGGTCAGTTCTTAAGTGGGAGGATATCAATGGAGCGAATGGACTCTATTGGATTTCGAAGACTGCTAATAGCAATGCAGGGCTAGATATTACTTTTGATGGGACATATATGTTCCCCAAGATGGAGCCGGGAACAGGTGTTGGACATGTAGTGAGGATGTTTCCGTCTTTGATAGTTCCTTCAAGTGGAGCAAAAACACTGTATTTCTTTGGAATTTTCGCGGTGAACTATAACAACTTGAATAGTACTAATTTTCTGTGGGGATTTACAGGGACTGAAGCTTACAATGGGGCCAGAGTTTGGTTCCGATTACAGGGTGTAAATGGGGATACGCATATTAGTGCGGAAACGGGTACGGGAGCTACATCCACAGTGGAAGATTGTGGGGTGTTGCCAGCAAAAGGAGAAATGTTTTCTTTGATGATTGAATATAAACCCTCCGCAAGCGCGAAATTCTATATTAATGGAGAACTTAAGAAGACGATTACAACGAACTTGCCAGGATTACCGCAAAATACTTGGATTCACATGTGGTATGTGAAAAATCCTCCAGCAGGAAATGCAAATAAGTTATTCTTCCAATTACCGGTTATTTGTGCTATGGAAAAGTGATGAGGTGATAATATGACGAAAGATACATTTCTTTATCGTGGTGCAAAGGAAACAGCCATACGTAAGGCTAAGAAACAATTCCATAAGAAGTATGGAAGAGACCCCAAAAGCGCGAGAGCAATTGAGCCAGTAGCAAATGCCTGGAAGGTTGAAGTCTCTGATTCTACTGATGAGATTGAAGATATGTTGAAAGAAATGGAGGAACAGGAAAAGAAAACACCTCCTAAGAAAACTAGAACACGGGGCCGTGGAAAGAGGTGATTTGATGGTTAATGTACCGCCGGTTGGTCAGCCAGCTAAGAAAGATTATAGTCGTCATTTTAATGGGGCACCGAATGTGGGCGATTATCTAATTGGTGATGGGTCAACTGGTGAACATTTTGATAGTACGGGTCCCATTACATATATTGGTGCTTGTATTCAGGTGAAATCCGACATTACAGATGCATGCATTTTACAGGTTGAAAATGTGACAAAATCGCTGTTAGGATATATTTTCCTTCCTGTACCACTGGGAACTAATCCTGCGGAGTACCATACATATCTTGCTGATGAGGAAAGTGCACCCATCTCGATGACATTTGACGACGGAGACGAGATTAGGATACAATTTATATTTACAGATGACACATTTGGTTCCGATTGGATTGTTACTCTTGTAGACCATGAACATGCACTTGAATAGGAGGGATTTGGTGAAAGTTAACGGTGAGATTGTTGACGATGATGCTGTTCAAAAATTTAAAGATGCTTTACGTCGGAAGCAAGCTGCACAAATGCAACAATCTGCAGAGATTCATTTCACCCTAGAGAACGGACGGAATAGTGAACTTGAGGAGGTTTTAAATGGGAGAGTTAGAAACTCTAATAAAGGCAAACACACAAGCAGTTGAAAGAAATACCGAATTTGCTAAAGCTCTAACTGCAGAGGTAAAAGCCTACCGTGATACTACGGAGAAGGCCTTGGAGTTTCACAAACAGTTAATTCACAAGTTGATATCATTTGAGCAGAGGATAACGTCAAAATGGCAGGAGGCAGCTATAAAGTGGGGAGGATGGGTAGTGGGTGTTGGAATTGTGATAACAGAGATTGGAATAAGACTTTTAGGAGAGTGAATCCATGGATTACATCATTCTGATTATGGCAATTGTGTACGGTATACTTAGCGGTATCATGACCGGTGTTTTAGGTTATTTGAAGACAGTGGCCGGATTGCTTAAGGCTGGGCAAACGGCTGAAGCCCTAGACTATCAGAAAATGGCTCAAACGATTGTTCTAGGTGGTATCATTGGTGCATTTGCGGGATATTCGGGATTACCATGGGACCAAGCGCAAACAATGTTTTGGATTATGATTCAAAACATGGGTCTTACCGCTGTGTTTGATTGGGCTCTAAAGATTGTATCTAGGGCTCTTGGAAAATGGATGCAGGACCACGATAGACAAGAGAAGCCTAAGAAGAAGAAGAAAAAGAAGGTAGAAGAAAAGGAGAAGGAATCTAAAGAGGAGAAACCTCTCGAGGAGAAGAAGGAAGAACCTCAAAAGGAACTTGGGGAGGTAGAAAAGCTTGTTGAGGAGTGTAACAAGCTAGAAGAAGAGATTAAATCAAAGAGGTCGAAGAAGAAGTCCAAGAAAGAATAGGTGAGATGTAGTGAAGAAGATAATTGAGGGTTCACCTGCTTTAAAGCTAACGGGACAGCCAAACAGCCCTGAAATGATTGGTTGTCCCCTCCCTAATCTAAATGCACAGAATCAAATAGGAGTTTGTGCTGCTTTAGATAGGATGATAGCTCGTATGCCTTTTGTTTATCATACAGAAGACCCTAGCAATATCAGGAAATTGATTACAATAGAATCTGAACAATTATGTTTATTGTATGATGAACTAGAGGATGTGCAGCATTCACACTGGGTGGATACTGCTAGTGGGTTTGCCCTTGATGCTCTAGGGTCTTTATTGTCAACACCGCGTCGCGCGGGCGAAACGGATTCAGCGTTTAAGGCCAGACTTAAGGCTGTATTACCTACTTTCACTGGTGGGGGAACAATACCCCACTTAAAGAAGATTGTTGCTGGTGCTCTGGGTGGATATGGGGTTACTGAAGATAATGTGCAAATTAATGATGGATACTTGGTTGTATGGCACGGACCCCATTATGAGTACATTTTGAAATTAGATGGTGATGCTACAGATTGGGAAGGGAATCATAATGGCGTTGAAGTGGGTGCCCCATCATATGATGACAGCCGATTTGATGACGGTTTATCTCAGCCTGACGACGTTAATTACATCAGAATCCCTGATGATTCAGCATTTGATACTAATGACTTCTATTTGTGGGCCTGGGTCAATACGTCAGATGTATCTGGTACAAGAATCATTAAGATTAAGTCTACCGTGGGAGGAAGCATTGAATGGTATCTACGAGTTGTGAATGGGCAGGTTCAGGGCAAAGTGAAGTTGGCTACAACAGATGCAGATGTGGATTCTGGTACGAATACCCTTGAAACGAATAAAACGTACTTTATTTTGCTTGCATATAATGATAGTACTAAACAGTCGACATTATATATTGTGGAAGATGGACTTCAGGGAAGAATGATAGCTTTAAGTAAGTTTACCGGTGCTGCAGGTGCTGGAGCACGCAGCCTATATGCAAGTGCAGATATTTATTTGGGTATGAATCCCGCGGTAGCGGGTCAAGTGTGGGATGATGGATGGATAGACCATGTTGGATATAATTCTGGAGTTATGGATAATAAGCTAGCTGACGAACTAGCTTACTGTGCTCCAGGTTTAAATCATTACGCACACTTTAATATTGAGATTGCTAATTTCGACACTAGTGAAATTTCTGTGGATGATTGGTTATTTGCTGAAGAGGAAGTTAGGAAGAATAAAGCTGCAGCTATTGAGTTTGATGGGTTCTCTAACGGACCAAAGATTGAAAGTATATTGGTTACAGGTCACGGTCACAGATATCATCATACGGAGATAACATTTACGGAAAGTCTTAATATCACTTATCCGGGGTGAAGATTACATGAGCGAATTAAAAATTAAACAGAATGTCTATTGGGAGTTAATAGGTCCAGATGGTGTTGTGAAGGACTGCGGAACTGTTCATAATTTAGTTTTAACTGATGGATTTGAGATAATTTGTGATAGACTTACGGGTCTAGGTGCTCAACCCAATTTGAAGTGTATTGCAATTGGAGATAGTAACACAGCTGCTCAGGCGAGTCAAACAGATTTACAGGGAAGTGAACTAGCGTTTCAAGCTTCAACTAACTCGAGAGATGGGAGTAATGTCGCTATTATGTATACTACGTATGCGGCAGGCGTTGGAACGGGGACTATTAAAGAAACAGTAATAGCCGATACCGTTGCAGCGAAAGGTTCTCGAAAGTGTGCAGGAAGAACGGTATTACCCGACATCGTGAAGGGTGCCGGAGATACACTAACTATCATCTGGGAATTTATCTTTGAGGAGGCGTAGAGATGGCACAGCTTTATACAAAGAAGACCTGGTTGAGTGAAGTTATTAAGGATTCTGATATGAACCGCATCGAGAATGCGTGCTCAGGAAGAAAATATCATGTATTTGCAAACGGCACTGACGGTGATTTTTCCACGATTGCTGAAGCCATTGCTCAAGTGGGGACTGATGGTGGTGGAACAATTGTCTTACATGGTGAATTCACACTTAGTGCGACTATCAATCTAAATGTATCTCATTGTGCGTTAACTGCTGGGCCAAAAGGAGCTACAATTAAGAAGGGAGTGGGACTTAATGCACCTTCCCTTTATATTCATAGCGCTGTAGGGCTTTCAAGCGTTATAATTCAAGGAATTCTCTTTGATGGTGAAAAGACCTCTCAAGCAGCCGGTATTGGAGAGATTGAAATTGGTAAGATAAATAATCTCATTATTAAGGATAATATCATAGAGGATGCATATGCTGATGGAATCCATATAGATAGTAACGTTAACAGAAACATTTGGATACTTGATAATGTGTTCTCTGGAATTGACGGATATCCTGTCAACCATGATGTTGATACTAGCTCAGAACGATTATGGATTAATAAAAATCGTTTTGCTAGCTTTAAGAAGTCGGCGATTAGATTCTATGGAAATAGCCCTGAGCATGTTTATATTACGGAGAATAATATTGATTGTAGCGGACAAACTTCAACATACTATGGAATTGAGACCGCAGCTGGAGTTGCAATAGCTTATGGAGTGATACATAATAATATAATCATCAATGTATATGATGATGCAATCCATGTTGCTTCAGCCGGTGTTGAAGTGACGGGAAACGAAATCGAGTTATGCGGTGGAGATGGAATTCATGTCAGCGGAAGTCAATTTGTAGTTGCACAGAATATTATTAATAATGTCGATGGACATGGAATAAATGTACCTATTGATGAGTATAGTATTGTTACTGGAAATATCATCAACGATGTAATGTTCCATGGGGTATACATGCAGTCAAGCACACAGTCATCGGTTGTTGGAAATCTGATACACAATTGCAGTCAGGCATCTCATAACACATACAGTGGTGTTAAGTTGGTTGGACTTAATAGTGCGGCCCACGCAAATCATGTGGCTAGTAATACTGCTAATAAACATCAGTACGGTGTTGATGAGTCCGGAACTAAGAATCATGTAGTTGGAAATTCAAGCCATGGGCATGCAACTGGTGCTGTCAATGTGACTGGAGCTGGTTCGCAAAGTTCTTCAAATACAGGAACAGTGTAAGGAGGTAAATAAATGCCAACAGTAGCAGACTACGATGAGCTAATTCGATTAGCACAGAGGGCAGTGCGACTTCAAAGAAAAAGAGATTTGATTGTCGAGGGTAAGGTGATAGTTCGCGACCCCATTACTCATGAAAACTTTGAACGGAGTATTGATGCAGGAGCTATTGCCACTTTGGATGGAAAGATAGCTACAGCAGAGGCTGATTTAGCAAATAAGTTCGCGGCGATGTTTCCATGAGTGTAGCTTTACATACAATGCTAAAGAGCGAACTCCGTGCGATGGAGGATGTACTTTACTTTGTGTCAGAGCCATCGCTACTTAATGCTCCCTGGCTGTGGCCTAAACAGAAGGAAGTCTTAAGTGGTTTCTATGATCCGAAGAAGCAATTTCGTGATATGATTCTCATTTGGGGAATGAGAGGAGGAAAAACAACTGTCGCTTCCGTAATTGCATGCTTTGAGGCATTTAAACTTATCAACATGGGTTATCCGTGTAGAAAGTACGGATTGCCTAAGGGCACTGAAATCTTTATCATCAATGTAGCTACCTCAGACAGGCAAGCTCGTGATACTGTTTTTGCTCATACGAAAGCAAGGATAGATAACTCTCCATGGTTTCAGAGGCAGAAGTATACGGAGCATTTTAATGAGTTTATTTTCCCTGTGAAAGATGGGAGAGTAATAGTGAGAAGTGAGCATTCGAATAGCGCCTCTCTAGCAGGCAAAACCGTCATCTGCGTTACTTTTGATGAGTTATCGAGATTTAAGGACACCGGTGGAAATTCATCGGCAGAGATGGTTTATGACACCTTGAGTAGGTCAGTAAGAACGTTTGGACATGATGGAAAGAGAGTTGTTATTACTAGTCCTATGTATCAGGGTGATTTTGCAATGGAATTGTATAATCTCTATAAGAATAATGAAAGGTGGTTCTGCAGAAGATGGCCCACATGGGAGGTAAATCCTACTATTACGTTTGAAAATCTTGAGGATGAATTTGCTAAAGACCCTGAAACTGCGTGGAGGGACTACGGTGCAACTCCTTCAGCCTCCTTAGAGGTTTATTTTAAGGAACCGTCAAAAATTGAAATATGCATGACGGAGAAGAAGAATCCTGTTAATCCGGAAGGAGTAACTCCAACAGACCAGCTTAAAGACTTTAAAGGAATCAAAGGTATTCCTTATACCCTTGCAGGTGACCCTGCATTGAAAAATGATGCGTTTGGCCTTGCTCTAGTGCACATCGATAATAAGACTGATTTTGTGATATGTGATTTATTACACAGATTCACTGCACACAATACAAGAGAGGAAGGGGACCAAACGAAAACAGCTCGTGAAGTGAATGCCGGATTTGTAAGGGAATTTATTCATGAGCTTAATAAGAGATGTTGGATTGAGACATTTTTAACGGATACCTGGCAATTTCCTGAGACTATACAGAGCATTCGAGCAGATGGAATTGAGGTTGAACAGAATCATGTTACTAAGACGGAGTATGATAGATTGAAGGAGCTCATGTATACTAAAAGGATTGAGCTTCCACACTATCCGTTTGTAATTGAGGAGTTAAAGGGATTAGAGTTAAAGCGGGGAGAGCGTGTTGACCACCCAAGAAGCGGCTCAAAAGACGTTGCTGACGCACTAGCGAATGCAACGTGGTATGCAACTAGTTCTCCGGCAGCATCGGAAGAGCCTATAGCAGTTTCGTTTGGGTTGTGATAAAATGGACCCTTTCAATAAGAAGAGAGTTGTAGCATTGGAGAATGAAGTTAAACAGGTCAGACAACAATTAAGCGATAATAGTAAGAAGGAGTTGTCTGCTGTGTTGTATGGTAGCGTGTGGGATGTAGAGTCCTGGTTAGATAAGATAGATGAGGACCTTTATGTTGAAGGGCCCATGGATGCATACAGAAAGGTTGCATTAGTTGCACAGTGCATTAATGGTACTTCTCATTACGCTACGAGAAAAGGTTTTAGAACAAGTATCACCCAGGATGATGATAAAGGTAAGGGTGCTCTTGACTATATCAATGCAATTAATAGACAGGTAAATATGGATAATGTGATTGCTATTGCAATAGTTAAGAGGGAAATATATGGAAGAGCGGCATTTGAGATTGTTAGGGATGAACAGGGGCAAATTGTTGCGTTGTTACCCTTAAGGTCGAGTTTGATACGACCTCATATTGACCCTGAGACTCAAATGGCTGATTACTTCGAGTATAGTGAGGCGAAGGATGGTAAGCTACAATTAAAAGATGTTTTGTATTTCTCTAGGCTGTCATTGCATAGGGATATGAGAGGACAAAGTGCAATAACACCGATAATGAATGTAATCAAGTTAAAGTTGGAGTTGTATAAGGACCTTTTAGAAAGTGCGAAGAGGCTCTGGGCCCCAATGGGATTGTTTCAGATGGATACCACCGACTTGAGGGACCCTCTTAAAAAGGAAGCGAGAATGAGAGAGTTTGCAAATCAGCTTAAACCAGGGAGGAGCATTATCTATAATACGGCGGTAGAGGGAAAGGTAGTTGACTTAAAGCCTGATATCATGGGTTTAGTGCGTGCAATTGAGAAAGCTGACGAGGAAATTATGGGTAATTGGCAAATGCCAAAGGCAATCTTCGCGAGAGAGAAGTCAATTACTAAAGCTACACTATCAGCAGCTTTAAATGCACTTTATGAGGGACCGATTGAGAGTGTTCAGAGGTATTTCAAAAGAGAACTCGAAAGGCAATGGTACGATATGATAGTTAGAGAATATCTGAAGTTGGACCCATTGGTATATTCGGTGAAACACCTTTGGAATCCTGTGGTAATTTTGGATTCAACACTAATTCGGTCTCTTGCATATGCAGTGCGTGTTGGTGCTATGACTAAGGAGGAGTTCTTCCACACTATGGGGTGGGAAATATTAACTCCAACTACTGCTATGCCGCCTGTTCAAGATATTTCAACACCAGATGATTTCGAGAATTTGATAGCTGAAGTTCAGGATGTTAGAGATGCACTATCTGAGCCGAAAGAATTTCCAGAGGAGGAGTGAATATGGAGGAGAAACAGCTGAAAGATGTCAATGAGCTTGTGGAGATAGGGCTTGCGACCTACGTTGAACTAGAGAATAAGCAGTATAAGACAGAACCCCCATCTGGAGTTAGACCTGGTCAAGCAGAGCCTGAGAGTCATACACATATCGCGGTTGTAGATGAAATGGGTATGGGAGATACAAAACCAGATGCAACAAGGCATGTGCATAAAGTGCGAAATTGGGTTGCTTTGTACTCGGGTGTTGGACCCCACATTCATAAGATAGTTCGAATGCAGGCTAACTCCTATGAATGCTCGTGTGTGAAGTGCGGGTTTACTATGCTTACGGAGAAACACTGTGTTGATATTAAATGTCCGAAGTGTGGTAGTGAGATGAGAAGGGCTGACCGAACGGGAAGAGGTACGGGAACTCCAACGAAGACCAGAGAGAATATGGCAGTTATAACGGAGATGTCGCACGGTCACCAGCATCAAGCAAATGTGAATGATGTTGGCAATGGAGCTACATACCGAGATGATACTGGTCATATGCACTTGGTTAAGAATTGGATTGCTGAGAAGGGTGAATTGAATCACCAGCACGTAATCAAGAAGTGAACGAATGCCGTTCTATAAGGGTCGCAATTGGAAGAGTCTTCCTGACTCGGAGTTAGTCTGGGCTCATTGGAGAATACATCAAGCTTGGGGTCTTTATCAAAAATACGGGAAGTATAACGATTATAAGGGCAACTCCTGGTCGAAGGAAGACTTTTACAATCAGCATAAGCTAATATATGATGAGATGAAGAGAAGAGGAATGAATGTCGACCCTAATGACCCTATGCTAAGGATTGGACCACATCCGAGAAAGCAAGATAAGTGGGATGATATTCATATTGGTCCGTTGAAAGAAGAAGATATTGAGCGGTGTGTGAGGGATAGACAGTGGCAAAAGTTTAGAGAGGGATTGGAAGGTTTGCCGCTTTATAACAGATATGAAAGACTTAAATGTTGGTTCCAAAGTAACACACCCTGTGCAAAAATTCAAGTGACAAACTATATTAATGCCCTTCGCAGAAGCGGGCTACTGGAGGGGATAGCAATGGATAAACCTAAGAAACTCATGATGTTTCTGGTAGGCGCAGAAAAGAAACCGATTGCTGATTTGGCAGATGGGGTTATGATTAGCGCTGTCCAGATTAAGTCAAGAAATATGCTAATGCCATGGTTGGATACGTATAAGGGTAAAATTATGATGGACAATGGAATTTTCAGCAATATAGTGATGTCCGTCGAGGAACTGGCTCAAAGAGTTAACTCAATTGAACCTCACATTGTATGCGGTCCTGATGTATTATTCGACCATGAAATTCATTTGAAGAGTCTCAAGAGACAAAAACAATTTATGGCTCAGCATCTACCTAAGAGTACTGAAGTTATGTTGATTCCTCAGGGGAATACCTGTCTTGAGTATGAGTGGTGTATAGGTGAAATTATCAAGATGAATCCCGATTGGATTGGACTAGGTAGAATGTCAATGAAGGTGGCAGGTTACCCGGGAAAAGGACATCAGCAGAGAGTTTACTGTTTGCGAAGGTTAGAAGAGCTTGAACTGATAGATAAGATTAAAAGTGCTGGTATCAAGATGCATGCATTGGGAGTTAGTAAACCCTTTGAATTTAGATACTTTAACCGATATGGGTTTAGTGCTTTTGATAGTATGTCCTATATTTACGCTTCCTTATTTAATCAGCTCGTTTATCCGTTAGACTCTACGGAGAGTCAGTTCCATTTAGAAGAGGGAGTTATCAAGCGGAAGGCGAAGGAGAGCGACGAACTGTACAATGCTAAAATGGAGTTTGCAAAATCGTATCCGTGGGATAAGTCTCTAGAGGAACGACAAATTTGGATTGTAAAGAATATTTGGCGTCCGATGATGGAACAACATGCTCAAGATAAGCATGTTGAGAGGTTAACAGGAAATCTTTTATGGGACGATAGAGATGATACCCCGATGTTGATAAAGCCTGGAACTGAGAAGATAAGAGATGCTATCCAGATGAATGATTCACTTGCCCTCGAGGACCTTAAGACAATAGATATTATGAAGTTGGATTCGGATTATGTTCGCTCATATCATCTAATTGTGCATAATGCTTGGAATAAAGGAACTGAAAAAATGGATGTCAATGAGCTTAGGGACATCCACGATAGGATTGTAGAGAGGATGCAAGAGCTTGGTATTTCACATCAGAGTCCACTGGTATTGGAGGATTCTCTCGCAGAGGTAAGGTCTAGTGGTCACGAAATTGGGAATGAAGTTAATTTGCAGGATGTGCTAAAGCACTTTGAGGACTTTCGAGTTTCATGGCCCCACGTCTATCTGACTGGAGGGATTGTTAATAGGGGTAAAACAAAAGGTGATATTGATATTTTGATTAGGACTGTCAAAAATGACCCTATGAATGTACCCATTATGTTTAGGATTCTAAGAATGTTACCTCCCGAGCTAAGTGAAAGAGTGCAGTTTCTCTTTGAAGATACCACCGAGAAGTTTGGTCACGTACCAGGACCATATACGAATCATGTTCCTCTCTACGGGGTTCAGTTGCATACTTTGAAGCCGTTTAGTACAGTTGAAATGGAGGCTAAAGTTAGTGTTGGAAAGTTTTTCACTCCGCTTAAACCTACGATTGGATATAAAGTGGGAGTTGTCTACGGGTGGGATGCATTAGCTAGGCTGGTAGATGAAGATATGTATCCTGTTGTCATACAAAAAAAGTATGATGGTGCAAGAATTCAAATTCATAAGAAGGGTGAAGATATTAAGATATTCTCGGATGATGGTCACCGCATTGAGCATAGATTACCATCCTTTGTGGAAGAGCTTCAAAAGGATAACTGGCCGAGTGAAGTAATTCTCGATGCGGAATGTGAGATGTGGATAAGGGGAAAACATCAGGGAAGAGAGATTGTGAGCGGATTTCTTCGGAAGGGAGAGAAACTCTTCAAAGGTGAAGATGGCAATTTAGTAGTGAATGTGTTTGATGTGTTATACGAGAAGGAAAGCTTAGCAGATAAGCCTCTTGGGGAGAGACAATCTATCCTTGATAAACTTCCACTTAAGCAAAGTACCGACAGAGTCCCGCGAACCGGTGAATTTAATCGGACACCCTCTTATGTGGCTAAGAATGACGGTGATATGATTAGGTTCGCTAAGAAGGTGACTACTTTACCGGGGTCTGAAGGAGCAATGGTGAAAAGTATCATGAGTAAGTATGAGCTGGATGGTCAAACTTCAGAGTGGTTTAAGTATAAGAAGACTGTTGAATTTGTGGTGGCTGCTATTGAGAAGATAGAGACTAAGACCCCGGGAGTATACAACTACCGGATGGGAGTAAACCCTAAAGGGATGGATATAGCGGAGTCAGATATTAAGACGGTTGATGGACACAAGTATGCTTACGTGGGAAAAACAATGAACACTACAATTAGTGTTCCCATTGGAACCTCTCTAAGGGTCTCAGCGGAAAATGTTTTCTTATATCATGATAAACTTAGGTTGTACTTGCCTATTGTTTTAGAAGCTAAGAGCAATGATAAGGTATATGATGTAACTACAACTATCGATGTGGCAAGAGAAGCAGGTTTATTACAAGAGAAGGAAATGCAAACTGAATGGCCAAGTGAACAGAAGAAACATAAGTTTGTGATACAACATCATTTCAGGGGAAAGTCAGTACATACGGATTTCAGGTGTCAAGTAAACGATGAACTTGAGGGGTGGACTATATTTTCACAACCTCCTGGAGTTGTTAAGCAGGAGCCGGATAATAAACAAGAGGCTAAAAGGATTGCCGATAATATTAAATGGAAATGGCCAAAAACCGATGTCCACGCACAAGCAGGACCGAAATCACCTCAACCTGTTGAGTGGTTAAAGGTAGAAGGAAAGTTTGACCCTGGTGAAGTTGGGGCAACAAGAGAGAAGCCGGGGTATATGTTGATAGAGGATAAAGGAGAAGTGGAATTTGGAGCGAGGAAACCCTACTTCTATGAATACTTCCTCCATGGAACTAAAACTGATGGTAGACTTATCTTTAGGTATATTCCACGACAGGGTCTTATAGCGGAAGTGCAAACTGAGGATAATGATAATCATTTCCACACGGTTAAAATCGATGAGAAAGGGAATGGTAAAACTACTGTGGCAGATAATCACTTCCATGAGGTTGTTAAGTGGGAGATTCAAAGAGAGCAGAACCACGTACATACACTGCCTTGGTCTGAATCTCCTATAGAGCAGGTATATGATGAGGATTTGCGATTGCAGAGAGAAACCGGCTTTTGGAATACATGGCTTCCTGAAGATGAGGAACCGTATGTATTAAGTAGGGGTGCAGTTAATGATAACTGGATTCCACCACAGGGTATAAGTGCTTTGCCAAAACTAATGAGGGACAAAATTCCATCTAAATACCAGTACTGGCATCCAGCTAGTCGTACAGAACGTATTCGGATTAGAAATGAGTTGCGAAAAGCCAAAGAGATTAAATTCAAGGTGAAACAAAAGTACGATGAACACCATTATTTGTTGGAGAAAGATGGTGACCACTACCTTGGAACTGCACCTATTTGTAAATATAAAGAGGGAGATGAAGCTACTTGGGCGTGTTTCGAGAATGTGGTTGAAATTGATTTGCAAAGAAATTCTTTTGTTCTTCAGCATCACTGGTGGAAAGGGCAAGCAGTTATTAGGGCAGGTCCCTCGGTAGAACACTGGGATTTATTTATATTACCACAGGGCGATATGTATGTGTTGAATTCTAATCCGCTTGAGGGTCCAACGAACGTTTCCACAAGACGTCCATATTCAAAAGCATTCTGGGAGAAGGGAGCGAGGGGGCCAGAAGCCATTAAACCTGGTGAACCTGGCAATCCAACCAAGAATACCCCTGCATGGATTGAGATGATAGATAAGGGAGAGGTTGGTATATTGGAAGATGGAAATTTGTTTAAAAGATTTAACTTCCATGGAAAACAACTTAAGAGTACCTATACTATGAAACGAGAAGATGCGAATATAAACCTGTGGGTATTTGAAAAAGCGCAAATGCCCGGAGAGAAATTGCAACAGTTACAGAAGGTTGTTCTCCAAGCAGGTCAGTGTGTTAAACAGCAGAATGTTTACTTAAGCATCGAGAAGTTCGGAAAGTATGGAGATAAGTTTGTTGTTACTGGTACTGCATTATCATATGGTGTTTGGAATGGGGATTGGTACCCACCACAAGTACTCGATGACCGTCCCGAGAGAGTGCTTAATATCCCCCTAGGGGTGGGTAGTCATAAGGATAAAGATAACCATGGGAAGGTTATAGACTTTGAGTATGATAATGAGAATCATACTATCAAAGTGGCAGTTGAGGTTACTTCTCCGGAAAAGCAGTTAGAAGTGGAGAATGGAGATTATGTTGGTTTTAGTGTAGAGATAACGGTATTATCGGATGATATCCGACATATCATAGAAAAGATTGTCAGTTATGATAGGGTATGTTTGGTTAAGAACCCCGCGTGTGAGGTGTGCACAATTGAGCGAATTGAAGGTAAAGCAGCTGGTAGAAAAAGCCATTGTCGGTATTACAGTAAGCAATAGACCTAAGATGAGATATCATATTAAGTTGTTTCCTTACGTTGAGGTCTCTGGAGAAAGAGTACACCTAGAGGTGTTACAATCAGAGTTATTAAAGTTCTCTGTGGGAAGTACCCTCCGGCCTAAGTTCCTTAGAATTCAGGGAATTGAAAATTGTTCCATTATGACGAGATTTTTGGACAAAAATAAATACCAATGGTGGTTTGAATGTATGGAGCTTTTTGTTGATAAACAACATCTCTCTCGCAAAGGAATTAAAACTATATTAAATAAAAGACCTTTCGTAAAAAATCAGGGACTGAGGGTCAAAGACCAGGAAATAATACACGCTTTAATGTCCGCTTAAATTCAACCCTTCACCCTTTGTTTATATCCCTGTACTAGTATATAGAATAATGGTGAAAACTGTGGCAGAAACGGACACACCGCAAGAATTCATGCAGCAGGCGTATCCACCCCAGGAAACGCCGGAGACTCCTCCGCCACAGACTCCGCCAGAAGAGGAATTGGCAGGATACCCATTGCCTGGAGATAAGATGAAAGTACTGAAGGTTGATGGGTCTGCTCTGGAGTACATAGTGTTGGTACCAAAGGGTGTTAAGACACAATACCCAATGGCATCAGCACCGAAAGCTCCGAAGCCGGCTGCAGCTCCTCCAACACCGCCTAAACTAGATATTGAGAAGGATTCGTTGAAGAAGGAAAACGAACAGCTACGCGCTGAGCTTGAGACTCTTAGGAAGGAAAATGAAGCAAGAGACACCGAGGAGAGGAAAGCTCTGGCAACCCTTGTAACAGATAAGCGTGTAGAGAAGGGTCTGTTGACTGCTGACAAGAAGGATGTCACAGTTGCAGAACTTTCGAAGCTGCCCAAAGAGCAGTTAGTAATCCTCTTGAACGACACGAAGCTGTTGGAGAAGGTACAACCCGCCAAGCCATTGCCTCAGACCAGAGAATCTCCTGACCAGAAAGAACTGTCAGAAAAAGAGAAGAAGAAATCACTCATGAGGAAGGAGATGTTTGGTCACGACGAGCCTGCAGAGGAGTACTACAAGAAGAAGGGAGGCGATAATTAATGACGAAAACCGAGATAATGAGGACAGAGAGTCTTGAGGTTTTGAAAGGAAAATCCAAGACTACGACTGCAGTGGTGGCTGGCCTGATTCATGTATATGACACGGATGGTTGGGCCCCTGCAGGTGCTGACGCTGGTGGACCACATGCATTCCCTGAGGTTTCTGTGGCTGCTCCCGGCGCGGGCCAGTCGGATGTGGCAATGATTACAGAAGGAACTGTTATGTGCCAGAAAGCGGCTGGTGCCCTTGCACAAGGCATTTTCGTCAAGTCGGATGCAAACAGCAAGGCTGTTGCCTGGACGAAGGGCGTTGATGAACCCGACGAGATAGTAGGCTATGTCGTTGAGGCTGCTGCGAACGCTGACACGGAGGTCATGATACGGATATCCAACTGAGGATAGCCGTTGACAAGAGGTGAAAAACATGCCAGGAATTATAGTAGCAGATGATATATCAGACGGCATGAAAGCGGAACTCATCGTCGAAGAGGTTCTTGGTCTCGCACACCCGAAGTATAACTTGAGGCCATTTGCCAGGGTCATCGATACAGGCACCAAGAGGTCCGGAAAATGGCCAGTATCCACGAAGCTTGCTGGTCATGAGAAGGTACCTCCGCTTGTGGAAGCTCCCTTGAGTGCACAAGCATACCAGGACATCGATTTCGAACTGTGGAAGAACGTTGTTCACGTTGCCATAAGCCGTGAAGCTGAGATGGAGAGCAAAGTGGACATCATGAGGATGAACACCAAGGATGCTGCGAGGGACCTCGCAAGAATGGAGAACAAACAGATTGCCGAGGTTATCACAGGATTCACGGATGTTCCTGGTGGTGACTGGACGGGTACCGATAGCCCGTTGGATGACATCATGCCATTAGTGGCAGTTATCCAGGACCTTGGTTACGACCCAAATGCCCTTATCATGCAATCACAGGTATACGCGTACTTCCTTGCGAATGAGAACATTAAGGAAGTGTATGAGCGCGGTGCTGTGGTTGCAAGGGGTGGCATCCAGATGTTGGGCAACTTGAAGATTGCTGCTGAGTCCTCTCTGGTTGCGGAGACCGCATTCCTTGCTGATACCGAGGCACCCGCCATTGCATTGTTCGATGGACCTTCCATAGTGGAGCAATACACTATGCAAGCGAAGTTCGCAAGAGGTTATGCCATTGCGAAGTTCCTACAGCCGTACAAGGTACTTGACGATGCTGGTAGGGAGATGACCGGTCTGCTGTCGTAAGGCAGTGTCTTAGTGGTGGACGCCATGACAGTCACCATAACCGACGTTCGCATACATCTGAATAATATATCTCCAGAGGAAGTGAGTGATGATACAGTTCAGCAGAAGATTGATGATGCTGAATTTATGTCAAACACCTTTGGAATACCAGCAGGTGCGTTGCGAGATAGGTTTGTTAGGGCGTGGGCTGCGTGGCGTTCTTTTCTTATTTCACACTCATATAATCGTACGAAGATTGGAGTCATAGATGTTCGAGAAGACCTCGAAATGAAAGCGGCCGCTCTGCAGAAAGATGCAGAAGATACACTGATAGATGCAACCGGAGATATGTCTGCGGTCTTAAGTACTCCGATGTTCGATGATAGACCTATAGACCCGTATGAAGCGGGTGAAGACCCAGAAACGGTCGACCAGACAAAACTCTAAAGGGTTTTGTCCCTCCAAAGACTGGAGGATGCATAGATGGCTCTAAGTCAAGATATTGCTAGCTACAAATCAGGTTTATATATTGGTTTAGCGCAGTATCTCCGGTGGGCGGTGGAGCGTTTTCAGCAGTTATACGTTGAGCAGTTTAAGACTAGTGGTGGAGTTACAGGAACTTTTTGGCCTCCGCTATCTCCTTTTACCACATGGATTAGGACAGGTGGTGGTGGTGGTGGTCTAGCAAAACCCCTGATGGACACAGGAGAGCTTTCTCAGGCACTGGTAGTTGTACAAACTGACGAATTTCACTATTCATTGACAATAGACCCTATTAATGCTACCCTTATTAGGATGTTTGAGTACGGGTATTCTGTTGACTGCTCTCCGGAAACTGAAAAAGGACAGAGAGTTAGAAAGTGGTTTGCTACAATAGGATGGCCACTTGCTGACAGCACTAAGCGTTTAGTAATTCCTGCTCGACCTATTTTAGGTCCTATCATTGCAATGATTAATGAGGAGTCTAAATCAATATCTGAGGGAATCTTTGGTGTGGGGTCTTCGATTAGTTTGAATTTTTCAATGGAGTGTCAGACATGATTATTGAAGGAACTGTAATAACTAGTATGAATCTGCAAGGAAAAGTACAGATAAAGATTTCATTGGAGGGTGTTGCTGATGTCGGATGCTGAGATTAAGATTTATCAAGGAGATGCGATAAAGCTCGAGATGCATATTGTTGATGAGGAGGGTAAGGATTTTGACCTCACAGATTTCGAGTCACTGCAATTTATGGTTAAGTCTAATAAAAGTGACATTAACGCAGATGCACTGCTCTCTAAGACCGAAGCTGATATCGTTGTGGTTAATGCTACCGCTGGGAAGTTGGAGTTACAATTGAAATATGACGATACAAAGGGGATTACTATTGGAAGAAATTGGTATGAGCTTCAGCTATACGATAGCGGAAATGATATTGAGTATACACCTCTGCAAGGCTATTTCACAGTGATGGAAAAAGTATTGGATGTGGGTTAGTGCCAGCACCATATGGCAATGTAGGACAGACACTGATTACATTCGAAAGAGACCTAACGGTAGTTAGAAAAGGAGAATCACAGATTGTAGATGGGTATGTGGAGGAGTCACTTGAGCAAGAGGTAAGTTTCCGCGGTGTCATTGTACCAGTTTACACTTTGCGTTTGGAAGATATAGGTATGCATATAAAGGGAGATTCCATTCTATATGTTAGAATTACACAGCCAAGTGCTCCAGAGATTCATATTAATGACATAGTGAAGGATGGGAAGGGTCAGTGTTGGAAAGTCCTAGGAATGGATGATTATAGTGAGCATGGAAAGGTTTTGTTGTATGATATACAGAAGGTGAACCCACCATGTTAAGTGAAGACCAAAAGAAGTATATCATCCGCAACATTCCCGAGGATTTCATGGCAGAAGGAATCCCGTTTCACGTTCAAAAGATTTACGCCAATCAGTACGAATGTGAGAAATTTCCGGCAGTAGTACTGCAGTACATGAGTCAAGATATAATTGATAATAAGGTGTTACAGGATATAATAAAATCCACGAAACAAAATGTTGATGTCATTAGATATCATCTCCCTGGGAATCTTTCTACGGAAGATATTAAGATAACTAAATTTCCAGTTATAAATGGCCCTCCAGGACTAAAGAAAGGCGGATATTATGGTAATAGTACTCATTCTAATTATATGACTTCCTGGAATGAGATTGGGTGTAGTTGTGGAGGAATAGGAAATAGCACGTGTGGAGGTTCCTCCTTCCGAGTTGGGCAAGCTCCATGGGGTGATTTTGGAGGAGAACCATGGTATATAAGGAGAGCATGGCTTTACTTTAATTTAGCATCTTTGCTAGGTAAACACATCAAGAGTATGATGTTTAAATTTTGGCCAACTGCTAAAGAGCAGGGCAGAGATATGTTTATGACTCCTTATCCTTGGCAAGATTTCGATATTGATGTTCAGTATGGGAGTGAGGAAAGGCCCTCACTTGAAATGCCCAACTGCTTTGATTTCTATCAAGGATACTACAGTGGGTCACTATCTGAAAAAATTAATACTGGTGTGATAATTCTCAATCAGTATAATGCTTTAGTGATGAATTCCAATGGAATTGCAAAAATGACTGAAGATATGATGGCGGGAAGAGCGTACAGAATAACTTTGAGGTCTATGAACGATATCAATGCAACACTTTCGATTGACGGATGGTTAAAATGTGAAGCGGAAACTGTAGGTAGAGAACCTTACCTAGAATTCACATTGTATGATGAAACGGAATATCCCTTTTCATATGGTAATGTTTTTAGTATTGATGAAGTAAAAGGAACTGTTGATGGAAGCCCCTATACATTTGAAGAAAGTGAATATGAGCTAGTAAATGATGGGATTAAGTTTCTCGGTCCTAACTTTCCAGACGATAACACCAATGTTGAAGTTACATACTCTGCTGCTTATGTGTTTAAGGTTGTTGGGGCGAAGAAACATGATAATCTAATGGTGCAAATTTACGCTGATGATGTCTTTGAGGGAAAGCGTAAACTGAATGGAATCATTCTTGTTGAGGTGATTGCCACATCGGTAAGACAGTGGTTTGAATACACTATGCAAAGAGATGATATGGTAGTTCTTACAATCACGCCTACCACGAATACAGATTTCGAAGTGGATGGAAAAGTAACCAGGAGAAGAACGTTTACTGTTTCTATCTCTTACTGGGAGGCGATAGATAAACAACCTGTTGAGTCGATTGAAGAGGTAGAGAAGGTTCCAGTTACACCTAGCTGGGAGGAGTAAATATGGGAAAAAGAATAATAGCCAACCGTGCAGTGCAGCTCCCTACTATTGGTAAGACTCTAATGGTAGGTGAATCAATAGAGCTTCCTGATAAGTTGTCAGGAGTTCAACAGAAGGAGTACGAGCGTGCACTGAAGATTGGGTTGATTAAGGAGGTCAAAGAAGAGAAGAAGGTGGAGAAGAAAGTTACACCTCCGTTGAAAGAGAAGAGGCCAGAGCCAAAAGAGTCTTTAAAGTATTCCTACGAGGGGTTGGATGAGAAGTTCAAGAGTGAGGTTAAGAAGATTGCGGAGGAGGAGTTTCTCTTGGACATTAAGACAACCGATAAGAAGGAAGATATCATACAGAAGATTCTTTCAGCTCAAAAGGCTTAAGCAGTAGGTGAGAGAAGTGCCAGTAGAACCCGTGATAATTGACACAACCATCGAAGCCGTCGGGGAGGTAAGTCCATCGTATGGAAATGTCCTTCTCGTTGGCGAAGATGAAGCTGGTGGACTTGCGGTTAACACCGTACAGTCATACACCAACATTGACGATGTGGGAACTGATTTCGGTGCATCGTCAAAGGTTTATAGAGCCGCACAGATGGTGTTCGCCCAAGGTGTGTATAAGCTTTGGGCGGTTAAAGTGGATGTTAAATCCATTGCTGCGGAGTCGATTACAGCCGGAAGTGCTCAGTCTTTTGCCCACAGTCCCGTAAAGGGCGGTACTGTCGTATGCGCAACATATACAGTCCAGTATGACTACAACGACCCTCCCGTGGACCCGGGTGCGAACAAAGCGGAAGTGGGTACAGAAGGAACTAAAATCTTTCTTAATGGTGCTGGAGCTAAGAACGTTGACTACGATTATTATGACTTAGCTGCCCTGGAAGCTGCCATCAAGGACTATGAAGATGACATTGATTTAGTCTACTTCTGTGCGTTTACTGATGGGTCTGGAAATGGTGGTGCAGGACCTCAGGATTGGGGTATATTAGCTGAAATAGTAGACCTCTGCGATACGTACACATGGGTTACTGTAATTCCGGGAAGAGGTGATGAGACCAAAGCTGTCCAGAAGACCGACCTTACGTGTGATGGTGAGGATTCCTACGAAAGCCGCAATGTCATGTTAATTGCACACTTGGATACATCTTCCGATGATGATGTAGGTGCTGCAGTTATTGGACAGATGTCTGTTGTGGTTCCGTGGGATAAGATGATGTGGAAGGCCATCAAGGGACTTGACGAGGATAATATATCTGAGTTCCCGAAGTCGGATGTTTCTGACCTTGAAAACACTACAATCAATGCTTTGTTCTATAGGTCCGGATTTTACAGATGCAGTGATGGTCTAACGAGTGCTGGTGGCGATTACAAGTATGTCGATATCACCAGAACGAGGTATTGGATTGAGAAGTACATCAAACAGGACTTGGGTAACTTAATCCAAGATACCACACTTCCGTATGACCCTTCAGGAATATCAATCGTTAAGAGCACAATTCAGCACACCTGTGATGATGCAGTTTTACAGGGTGCGTTGAGAGTTCCGTGGACCGATTCTGGTGGCATATTCCACCGCGGCTACGTAGTTGAGGTACCTGATTTCAATGATGTATCGGAAACAGATAGAAAGAACAGGATTCTTCGCAATGTGTATGTAACTATCTATCTGAGAGGACACATCCAAGAGATTAGGTTGAACCTTGCAATACAACTGTGAGGTGATGTAGTTGGCTGACCAAGGAGCAGAAACCCCGAAAGTGTATGATGTCCGCAGGGTTACTCTGAAGATAGGTGGAGAGGTCATCACTGGGCTTGCCCCCGATGGTTTCGGTATTTCGCCTACAGCAGAGACTACGCTGATATCGGGATTAAAGGGTGAAGTTGGTTTTAACGTGGACCCCTCATCTGGGGCAGAAGCCACCGTAACCCTGAAGTCAGTGAGCGACAGTAACGAGTACTTGAGACAATTGCTTAATAAGCAGAGAGAAGCTATGCAAAGCGACTCCCCATTCGAACCTTTCAAGTTCGAGGTCATTGTTGACCCAGGCTGGGACAGAGCGTTTGGCTTCAAAACAAAGCGCATCGAGTACTGCGTCATCACGAAGTGGCCTGACTTCGCAACCGATGAGAAGGAAGCACCGGACTACGAATGGGGCTTTATGGGATACGGGTATAAGGAGGAGTAGAGCGAAAGCTCTACTCTAACTTTTTTACCAGGAGTTGAAAGAACATGAATTCGGAAGAACCGAAAACAACCCAGGAACACAGGCCCGATGTTAATGCACTGTATTGTGATGCGGAAAGAATCCACGAATGTACAGTGGCTGGTGTGCCTATTAAAATTAAGGAGATAAGTGGGGAGGCATACACAGCGATAGTCGACAGATGCTCTGATGTCCGTAAGCAAACGCTGAATAGGAGAAAGTATTTTGACGAACTAGTGGATGCTTGCGTGATTTCACCCAAGATTGATGTCGATAGGCTTAAACCGGGTAGTCTAACAATGCTGATATCCGAAATTGAGGGGGTTCTTGGGCTATCTGAGGTGGTGCAAAAAAACTTGCTGAACAGGTAAAAGAGAAAGAATACGATTTTTTTCTTGTTGCAAAGGAGTTTGGACAAGATGTTGATACAGTTAAAAGATGGCCTTTGCGCAAGTTTTTGAAACATCGTTTCTTTCTAAAAGACTACTACGAGGCCATGAGCCAAGGTCTTGGTAGTGGGAAGCGGGGATTCTCGAGGAAATATCCACATAAGTCGGCAAACAAGCACATATATCAGTTTAGGTGATTTAATGGCAGGAAGAGAAAGGCTTGCAGTTAGTGGTGGTGGGGGCTTAGTAATTAATGCCGAGATAAGCGGTGTTCCTCAAGTTGGCAAGGGACTGGATGTTGTGGCAGAGAAATACAGAACAACATCAGATGCCATGGCTGGTTTGAGAGCCTCGCTTCTATTTCTTTCTTTTGGTATGCTAGCAGCTGGAGGCTTAATGTCTAGAGCTGCTAGTGTTTTCGATAAAGCAGTAAAAAGTATGATAACCACATTTTCTGATGTTGAATATCGCACTTCAGTTGTTGGTACTATTATGGGTGCTACCGCACAGCAGACTGACACCCTCAGGGAAACCATGCTGCAGTTGGGGAGAGATACCGAGTGGACGGCTGTTCAGGCCGGAGAAGCAATGGAAAGACTAGCAATGGCGGGTTTAAATGTTCATGAAACTATAGGTGCGGCAGAAGGGACTTTAAAGCTAGCTACCATTGGGATGGTAGATACTGCAACTGCTGCCGATTTGGCAGTTGGCATGTTGCGTGGATTTAATTTAGAAACGTCTACTGCCTCAGAAACTGCTGGAGGGATGACAGTAATTGTTTCTGAGCTAGCTCAAGCAGCAACTCATTCAGCAACAACCGTTGAGGAGTTGGCCAACGCAATGAAATTCGTTGCTGCAACAGCGGAAGCAGCTGGCATAAGCATGGAGGAGTCTATTGCCGTTTTGATGATTTCTGCTGATAACATGGTTAGGGCTGGCATTGCAGGTAGGGCATTAAGACAATCACTGATTAGGCTATCGCAAACAGCTGGGGGTGTAGCGGAATCAACGAAAGGTGCTGCAGAAATGATGGAAGAGCTGGGTGTTGAGCTAGTTGATGAATATGGTGATGTAAAGAATTTGGCAGATATAGTTGACGAGTTAAATGTAGCATTCGAGGGAATGGCTTCCGCAGAGGTTAACTCTGCATTGGCTGCTTTATTTGGTGCAAGAGCAATGACGATGTGGGCAGCACTTCTTCGCGAGGGTGGAGATGCAATTAGAGAGAGGGAGTTAGCTTTAACTGCAGCTGCCTCTAAGGAAGCCATCTTCATGAAGACCAGTGAAGATTCAACAGAGTTACTGTTGAAGTGGCGTTCACAAGTTCAGGATGCAGAAGTTGATACTGCTGATCTAGCTACCCAATTGACGGCAATGGGTTTTGCGGGAGAAGAGGTAGATGCAATTTTAACTACCATTACCTCTGACCTTGAAAATGCAACGGAAGTGATTGAGGATGCGGCCCTAGCTTCTGCAATCACAAAAGAAAGACTCGAAACATTACATGGAACAATAATCTTGTTTCAAAGCAGTTTAGAGGCACTTTATGCAACCTTAGGCCAGGAGTTAGTACCGATTTTTATGCTTTGGAATAAACTTTTAAGAGAGTTTGCCGATTGGTTAAGTGAACAAGACTCTCGGTTGAAGATGCTGATTGCTATCTTGATTTTAGCGGGATATATTTTCACTACTCTAGGGTCTAAAATACTTCTCACAACTGGTACTTTAGTTATGATGGCAGCAGCAGTGGTATTGCTTAATAAACAGCAGGGTCACGGAATGACGATGTCTGCACTATTTGGGCAGGCTATTCGAACACTCGGAGTAACTGCAAAAAGAGCAGCAGCTTCCTTAGGGTTATTGACATTAAGAGTTATGATGTTATCAGCGGCAGTGGGTGTTTTACTAGTTACATTATCATATGCACAATATGCTTGGGAACAAGGGGATTATGCTGCTGCCGCTTTGTCAGCTACCATCGGAGTTTTAACTGTAGTTTATACTGCTTACATGTTAGTGCGAAAAACGGAGATATGGGCTACTATCAGACAGATGTATCTCACGTGGGGTTTAACTAAAGCTTATATTGCACAGAAGTTAGTGTTGCTAGGTTTAACAAGAGCGAATCTAGCCGCAACCTGGGCAATGATTAAATTGAATACTGCCCTTTACGCTTGTCCTGTTTTACTCATAGCTTTTGCTTTTCTTGCTTTCACACAAGATTTGTACTTTTTAGGAACTGCCCTAGTAATTGCGGCAATTGCTGTGTGGGCATTTAATAAAGCGTTATTAGCTAATCCTTTGATACTTATGATAACCGCATTGACAGTGGTTATTTTACTTTTGGCCGAGCTTGTAAAACACTTTGAGGAGGTAACAAATGCATTTAAAGGCGGCTGGGATTGGTTCTTTGGTTCACCTGATACTATATTTGACCATCTAGCATGGGGAGCAGATGCTGCAAGTGCTTCTGTTGCAGGATTAGGGGCTTCACTTCGGGCATCGAATAAAGAATGGAAGAAATCCGCGAAGTTTAGCGAGATGATAGGTGCTACCGGCCCTCGGGCTCCACCAGCTATGCAACAGCATCAAAGGGTTATTACAATTGTGAACCCATCATCAAATGTCCAAATGGGTGGTGTTAGAATTGCTGGTTCCATGCAAGCTGACCAACTACGAACGATTGTAAGCGATGCTGCTGATGAAGCTAACCGTAGACTAATTTCGTCATTTGCTGCCGAAACCGAGGAGGAAACAAAATGAACGAGGATGTTTATTTATACATTGCTGATAGCAAAGGAAATGTTTTAGAGACTAAACAGTTTAAGGCAGTTTCAGTGGTTGATGTATCCTTTGAATCAACAGTAACAGAAAATGTCATCGAGTCCGGGGAAGTTATCTCAGACCATGTGCTGCATACTCTCCCAACGATAGAAGTTGATATGATTTTATTCGATGACCACAGACCCGGCAAAATGGGGTTTGCTTCTAGGTTTGATTCTTATGAGTGGTTGTTGCAAATGTGGTGGCAAAAAAGATTTGTTACTTTAGCATGTGACCTTGGTGAATTCAGCGAAATGGTGATTGCATCAATTTCTCCATCAGAAGAAAACTCATCCGGGAATACTTTCCGAGTTAGAGTGACCTTCAAGCAAATTATGCGTGTTGAATTTGTGCCTGTTAGCTTTCAGTATACAACCGATGAGGATGGAACTGTCTACGAAGCTGCGCCAATTACTAAGGAAGGGGAGCAAGTCACCTTATATCAGCCAAATAAAAAGAAGAAGGAAGAGGGTGGATGGAATTATCCTGTCCTTAATTGGGTGGCGGATAATACATGGAGGGGGTGGATTTAATGGTCGATGTTGAGTATACAGAGGACGGTGATTTGCAGGCTAACAATATGACATTTCAACTGCCTGTAGATTTTTCTATCGGATTTCCTCAAGCCTTCTTCACCGTGATTAAAGGGGTTACTTTCTATATATCCTATAGGTTTAACGCTATCGATGATAGTCTCATTATAACCATTATTAGGACCATTGACCAGTCGTTAGTGTTTACTGGAAAGCTACCCCAGGGTACGTGCATACGGGTATACGACCCTAATTATCATTTGCCCTATTTTGCGTTGTTCGCGGAGGATGTTTCAAAGGATAAGTTATCGGTACTCTTCTTATCCAAAGTGGTGGTGTAATGGCTCTATTTGGAAGGTATACAGAAATTACTATAGGGCCAGCACCTGAGGCTGTTGATGCTAAAAAAGTGCTCGATGATTTGGGAGTTCCAGTTATAACCGGTAG